GTGTATTGGATGCACTATTTGAAAATGACAAGAATGTTTTAAAGGGAAATTATGAAATTGTTGCCTTTAAAAAGTCTTTTTTAGAGCTAGAAATTAGTGAGTATGAATTTAAAGAAAAGGTGACATAATGACTAGAATAATGACCAATGGCAAAAGCATCACAAAAGAAGAGCTTGTATCAAAGATAGAAAACTACTTTAGTGAAAAAACTGTTTTAAAAGAAACTAAAGAAAGTGTTATTTTTGCACCTAAAACAAAAGTGGGATTAGCTGTGCATTTAGGGATTTCAATGCAAACTTTAAATGAGTGGGAAAAAGATAAAGATTTTGGCGAAATAGTAGCAAATGCAAAACAAAGGTGTGAAATGGATATTGTTAATCATTCTTTAATTGGCACCTATACCCCAAGCGTTAGCATGTTTTTGCTAAAAAATCAGCACGGTTATGTAGACAAACAAGAAGTAGTCAGCGATAATGTACAAAAAATAGAAATTATAAGAAGTGAAATCAAATGAAATTAAAGCTTGACTTTTCTTACACTCCTGCGCAACTTAAAGTTTTTGATGATAAAAATCCACGCTTTATAACCGTAGCAAAAGGCAGAAGACTTGGTTTTACAAGGGGAAGCGCTAAGTTTGTCATAGAAAACTTGCTAATGGGACAAAATGTATTATGGGTGGATACCATACAAGCAAACTTACAAAACTATTACGAGCTATATTTTACGCCTGAACTAAAAAACTTACCTAAAGATTTTTATTCTTGGAGTGTGCAAGATAAGAAATTAATCATTAACGGAGCGGTACTTCATATGAGAAGTGCTGAAAGAAGCGAAAATATCGAAGGTTTTGGTTATGACCTTGTTATCTTAAATGAAGCAGGTATTATTTTAAAAGGCAGCAAAGGGGAATATCTTTGGTATAACGCCATACGCCCTATGCTACTTGATAATCCCAAATCAAGGGCAATTATAGGTGGAGTGCCTAAAGGAAAAAATCTATTTTACGAGCTATGTAGAAAAGAATTGAGTGACAAAAATTGGAAACACTTTCAATTTTCAAGCTATGACAATCCTTTTTTAAAAGAAGATCAGATTAAAGAACTTATTGAAGAAGTGGGTGGCGAAGATAGCGAAGTAGTCAAACAAGAAATATATGGAGAGTTTATAGATAGCTCGAGTGCAGAGCTTTTTGCATTAACTGAAATTGAAAATGCGATGAGCAAAAACTCTTTTAGTATTGAAAAAATGCAAGGTGAGAATATTTGGGGAATTGATGTAGCAAGATATGGAGATGATAAAAGTGTTTTAGCAAAAAGAAAAGGTTTTGTAGTTGATGAAATAAAAAAATACTCACAACTTGGAACCATGGAATTAGCAAATAAAATATTAGCTGAATACAACCAAAGCGAAGACAAACCAAAGGGAATTTTCATAGACACCTGCGGTCTTGGCGTTGGCGTGTATGATGTCTTGTTAAATTATGGCTTGCCCGTATTTGAGGCAAATTCTGCAAATTCTGCAACTAGCAATGAATACTTAAATAAAAGAGCGCAGATGTATTTCACCTTTGCGAAAAATTTAAAACACATGGAGATTATTAAAGATGAAGAATTAAAAAAAGATATGAGAATGATTGAATATGAATATAGCGATAAAGGGTTGTTAAAGATAGTTTCAAAAGAACAATTAAAAAAGAACTATGGCAAAAGTCCTGATGTTAGCGATGCGGTGGCTCTAACTTTTTTTGAAAAACTATACAGCAGAAACAATACTAATGAAGATTGGAGCTATGATGGCTGGTGAATTTTTAATGATTTATGATGCAATTGATGTAAACAAAATAAAAAAGCTTTCAAATTTAAGCGATGAGGCTATAAAGTCAAGTCTTGCAAATGAATTTTTAGAGCTTGTATCAGGATTTAATAATATTTCTAAAAAGAAATTTAAAAGAGAATTTGCGGAGTTTTTATTTGAAAAAGGAGTGAATGAAAAAGATATTTTAAAAATAACAAATTTAAGCAAAACAACAATATGGAGAATTATGAATGAAAACAAAAAGAACTAATGATGAGAGAGTATCGTTTTTAACACAACTCATTAGCGAAAGTAAAAGTGGATATGAAAATTACAAACCACACTTTAAAGAGTTGCAAGATGCTTATTTGCTTGAAAATAAGGTAATGCAAAAATTGAGAAAAAGAAATAAATCAAGTATCTACATACCAAAAATAAACTCTAAGGTAAAATACCTAATCACTAGCCTAAACGAAGTTTATTTTAATAGCGAAAGAATGGCAGATATTGAAACTTACATTAATAGCGATGATACGATTATAGAGCTATGGCAGAATGCCATAGATTTTTATAGCGGTAAAATCAATATGTTTAAGATTTTTCAACCGCTTTTCTTAGATGTTTTACTTGTGGGAACAAGTATAGCTAAGGTTACTTGGCATAAAGGAATGCCACGCATTGAAAGAGTAGATATTGATAGTATATTCTTTGACCCAAATGCACTAAATAGCGAAGATATAGGCTATATAGTCAATGAAATTTATCTAACTTATAATCAAATCCATGAAAGACAAAAGCTAGGGTTTTATAAAAAAATAGAAATTGAAAAGCTTTTTGATGAAGATGATGAATATAAAAAAGTGAAGCTTTATGATATTTATGAAAGAAAAAACGATGATACTTGGGTGGTTTCTACCTTATTTGAAAATAATTTACTTAGAAATGAAGTTACTTTGCAAGATGGACAGCCTTTTATCTGGGGTTCAATGCTACCGCAACTTAAAAAGATAGATAATGAAAACTATGTAAGTGCTTATGGCGAGCCTATAATGGCTTCAGCTATGCCTTTGCAAGATGAAATTAACATCACAAGAAATCTTTTAATCGATGCTGTAAGATCTCATATTATGCCAAAAATAATAGTACCAAAATCAATGGGAATAAGCAGAGAAGATATAGAAACCCTAGGAAAGCCTATATATACAGATGACCCCAAAGGAATTCAAATACTGCCTCCTCCAAATATAAATAGTTCTGGAATAAATTTGCAATTATTAGAAAGTGAGCTAACAGAGGTAACAGGAATTAGTCCACAAAACAATGGAGCTCAAACTGCACAAAATGAAACAGCAACAGAAATAAGCATAAAAGCACAAGAAGGTGGAAGAAGAAGTGCTGACTACATAAGACAGTATAACGAAACCTTTATAGAGCCTTTATTTGATAGGTTTGCAATGCTTGTTTTTAAGTATGGAGAAGATAGTTTTTTTAATGGTTTTCAAAGAGAGGATATTCCTAGTTTTAGATTTAAAATCCAAACAGGCACAGGAGCCATGAATAAAGAAGTTAGACGTGCAGGAATTCAAGCTAGTATGCAAGTTTTTTCACAATTATATCAAATGTATATGAGCATAGGCGATGCAAATTCTGCTTATGGGATTATAAATGCTAGTAAAGAACTTACTAAAGAATTATTACCAATTTTAGGTGTAAAGAATGTAAATAGTTTATTTGCTTTTGAAAATAATGAAGATATTAATCCACAAATGCAAGGAGAAGCTAATGCTTAATATTGAAATTAAAAGTGATATATCTAAAACTAAAGGAGGAAAGAAATTAATAGATTTTATCAAAGCAAAATATAGTGAATGTTTTTATATAGCAAAAAATAACGATGAGAAAGAGTTAAGGTTAAAAGCTTTAGATACTATGGCTTTTTTAGACATAATAATCAATAAAATAAAGGATGAAGAAGATGGAAAATGATGCTTTAAAAGATTTAATAAATGTCATAACAGATGATGATAAAGGACAAGCTGCTAATAATGGCGATGAACCTACGCAAGTAGTAGATAATGAATCTACGCAGGTTGTTAATGAGAACGAGCCTGATTATAAGGCGATGTTTGAAGCTTATAAAAGTGAAAATGACAACAAATTAAATGCTTTAATGAGTGAGCTTGAAGCTTTAAAAAATCCAAAAAAAGAGCCAAGTGAACAAGAATTACAAAGAGAGCAGTATTTAAAAGAATTAGGACTTGATGGACTTGATGAGAAATTAAAAAGGCTTGAAGAGCTTGATAAAAAGCAAAAAGACAAAGAAGAGCAAGATGCACTAATCGCTAAATACGCACAAGTAGAAAGTGAGTTAAGAAAAGCCTATCCTGATGCGGATTTAAAGGCTATGGCAGAACTTGCAACAAAATTAAATGGTTTAGGCGAAGGTAATATTGACAGCTGGAAAACCTTGCTTAATTTGGTCGGAAAATCAAATAATGCCAAAAAAGCTGAAGATTTATCAAGTGCAAATAATAATGTAAGAACTAGTGATTTTAACGATAAGTTAAAAAAAGGCGAAGTTAGCGAGATAGATCTAGGCAAAGAATTATTAAGTTTAGTATAAAGGAGAAATTATGGATTTTATAACAGCTTTAAAAGGTGGTACGGGATTAGGATCTAGCTTTGCAGATACTTTGATGAAAACAAGCAATTTTACTCAAAATTTAGCAAGTAGCAGTGGTGGTTTTTTAAATGGATTAAAAAATTCTTTTAGTAATTTCGGAGATTGGTTATTTAAAAGTTCTGATGCAAATAAAGTAACTAATTTTGATAGATTGGGAAATGTTTTAGGCGGTGCCGGCGCTTTATATGGTGCTTATAATCAGCAAAAAATGGCAAAGAAAAATTTTGATTTACAAAAAGATGCTTATAACTTCAATAAGTATCTAGCCAATGAAGAGTTAAACAGAAGAAAGAATATGGAAAATAAACTTCAAAATGTTTGGAGTAATTAAATAGATTTGGATTTAAGGAAGCCAAAGGGAAATTATAGCTCCCCTTAAAAAAGGGGAAATCAAGTGTTAATAACACTTGACTATAATTATACAAAGTAGTATAATTATAACTATAATTTTGGTTAGCAATTTAATCACCTCCCAACTGGGCGGTAAATTAACGCTAAAGGGCGGCAACCCTTTGGCGTTGCACCCTTTTAAAATTATACACAAACTTCCTTAAATCCTTTATTTTAAAAGAAAGAATAAAGGAAACAAAATGGCATTTTATAACCCACAAAGAGTAGTATTTAATCCTGATACAGGCGTTATACAAAACGCGGGAAAAGTTGGTGGTGTTTTGTATGACACAATGAATAAAAATTACAACGATAAAGTAAAAGCAAATCAGTGGCAACAAGAGCAAGATCTTAGAAAACAACAAATGGAATTTAATGAGGCTATGCAAAACAATCAGCTTTTGCAAAATGAATTTAATAATGCTTTAGCCTTGCAAAAATTTGACCTTGAAAGACAAAGACAAGTTCAAGATAATGCTTTAAATTGGGCTAAATATAAAGAAGATAAAGATTATAATCAAAAATATTTAGATTATTTAACTGGTAAAAATAGTAATATAGTTACTAATAAAACTAATAATAATTCAGGCTTTAGTATAGATGCTAATGGTAATTTAAGCGAACCGCAAACAATGAGAGATGTTTTTAGCAAAGAAAGTAATGGTGGGGATTTGTATAATTTTGCAAAAACTGCTAAAACGCAAAATATAAATTTAAATGATATTTATGGATTTGGAGATACCATAAATCAAAAATTAAGAAATACTCCTTTTAGTAATAGCAAAAACTTAAAACAAGAATTCGCAGATAAGCTAAAAGCTGAAATAAATTTAGCACTAGTTAATATCACAAGTGGCAGGATGAGCAATGAAGATAGGCATAGATTAGAAGAATTAGTTAAAACAGATAGTTTTTACTTCTTTGATAAGTATGCTAAACATGATATTGAAAAAGCAGTAGAAATACTATATAGAGTAAAAAATGATGCCTTAAAAAAAGAATATATGGATATTTGGAAAACAGAAAGATATTTAAAGGATAGAGATAATATAGAAAAATATTATAGTGATATGCATAAAAAACTAGAAAATGAAAAAGCTATGATAAAAGATTTTATAAATGGTGGAAATATTTTAGCTTCTCAAGAGCAAAGAGTGCCATTAAATAAGATTCTATCACAACAACCGCAACAACAATTAAACCAAGATTTTTTACAACAAAACAATATGATTACATTTAGATAATAAGGATAAAAGATGACAATACAAATACCACAAGGTGCAAAAACAATGCAACTTTTTGATATGAATATAGATATACCAGAAGGAAAAACTTATATAGATATTGATGATAATTTTTTGCAGAATAAATATAATCAATTTATGCAAAATAATCAGCAACAAAACAATTTTAATTCACAAGAAGAATTAGCTTTAGATGGTAAGCCTATGAGTATGTATCAAGCACCACAAGTAAGCCAAAATGAGCCACAAGAACAAGGAGTATGGAGTAAAATAAATAAGGGTCTAGAAGATTTTAATAACCTTATAGATCCAAAAAGAATGATATCTGAAGGATTAGATTATCTTTCTCCAAGAGTTACAAGCGGAGAAGAAGGAGTAAGGCAAAAAATAGAAGATGCAACAAATCAGGTATCAGGTGGGTTGCTACCTAGAATTTTTACTAGCCCTAGCAATGAAGAGCAAAAGCAAATTTTTCAAATCGCATACGATGAAATAAAAAAATTAGGGTATGAACCATTTTTAGAAATAAATAATGGAGACTATAAATATATAGGCGTTGATAAAAATGGAAAAGAAGTTGATTTTACTCCTAGCTTTAGAAATACACTTGCTAGCACTAAAAACGAGTTAGCATTTTCTGTAGCTGGTGGATATGCTGGAAGTTTAGCAAAAACAGCAGGACAAACAATAGCCAAAAAAGCTTTAAATTATTTCGCACCATCTGCAATTGGTGCTGGAAGCGGTGCCGTATCGGATCTTCATTCACAAAGTAACAATACAGGAATTGAAGCAAGTTATATAGACTATGCTAAAAGGTTTGGAAGTGCAGCCGCAGAAGATGCCTTAGCAGGTGCTGTAGTTGGATCAGCTATAAAGGGAATAGGAAAAACATATAAAAGTGTTGGTGATTTAATAAGCAGTGTTAAAACAGGAGCGCAAGCTGGTAAAGATATGATAGATGGCATGGCGGTAAAAGGTGGTAATTTAGGTAATAGGGTTATAGATAAAATCACCCAAAAAGATATTCCTATGATAGGAAAATTTACAGATGGTGGCTTGCAAAATGCAGAAACAATTTTTAATAATCTTACAAAAAATGTAGAGAATAAAAAACAATTAGATGAACTCATAGCAAAAGAAAATCCGATATACTTAGAAAATGGCAAACCTACAATAGAAGCAATAAGAAGTATGGTAGAACAAGGGCTTAATCAAAACAACCCACAATTTATACAAGATAGTGCTAAAAGAACAAGCGCTATTTTAAAAAATATTTCAAATGCTTTACAAGGAGTTCCCACTACTCAAAGAAGAGAAATATTATTAAAATCAGCTCAAGCTTATCCCGAAATAGGAAGTTTTTTAGATGATGTTTTGAAGGCTGATAAGGATGCTAGTATTTCTTTTTTAAATATAATTAAAGAACAAGATGAAATATTTAAGAACAAAACAGGTTTAAATGGCGAGTTTGATTATAAAGCTTGGCAAAAAGATAACCACACTTATGAGAATAGAATAAATCGAGAGTATGGCGATGCTATAGGCAAATTAGATGAGCTTAACAATGGAAAAATAGTATTAACCAATGAAGATTTAGCAAAGCTTGAAAAATTTAAAAATAATAATTTTTTAGAACAAGATGTAAAAAATAACATACAAAGC